CTGCCGAAGGTTCGCAAGCTGGACCGGTCCTTGGATGCGCTGAAAGCGACGAATCCCGTGGACTATCGGATCATCCGAGCCAGGTATATCGACGGCTCGTCCTGGGAAAGCACGGCCCGTTATGCCGGTGCCAGCGTGACCTACTGCCGGACGGAAGCCAAGAAGGCACTGCGGCGGCTGACTGGAGCCATGTTTGGCGAAGAATCCATCCCGATGCAGATGAGCCTAGTATTTATTGACGGCAGCGAAGCTAAGGGAGACGACCATGAGGGGAATTGTGGATAACTTTTTTTCCGTGTCGTTTTTTGACAGAATCGCGCAGAAAAAAATATATTTGAATACGGAAAAAGTTGGTCGGACGTGGTACGATAATAGCGTGAGAGTTGGGGATGACGCGAGGGGCTCGTGTCACGCACCAGTCCATTAGCTGCCCTTGCGCATCCCACACACTGTCACCAGATACGCGCCTCCTTTTTTTAGGTTGCGGTACATGGATAGTCATCGCGTCACTACCCATGTACTGCTATACGGCGGAGTAGCTCAATGGTAGAGCCAGGGGGCCTCCTATGTTGCTGGTTCGAGTCCAGTCTCCGCCCTCTCCTTTTGGGGCGTATCTATCGTGGGAACGTAGCTCAACGGGCAGAGTAGTGGTCTCCAAAACCATTTGTTGAAGGTTCGAGTCCTTCCGTTCCTGCCAGCCATGGAAATGTGGCCGAGTTGGCTAAAGGCAGCTTCTTGCTAAGGAGCTGGGCGAGGCGGTCTCGTCCCGATGGTTCGAATCCATCCATTTCCGCCAAATACATACGGATAGGGACTTAGTTGCACGTGTCTGAGACAGCGGGACATGGCAGCGAGTCCTTTTTTCATTGCAGGAAAACAACGAAGGTGGGTGGTGATTATGTGAGCGATAAAAAACGGGATAAAGCGTACAATGATTACTGCAATGGCATGAAATACAGAGACATTGCGGTAAAATACGGCGTATCTTTATCTACGGTTAAAAGCTGGGCCACACGCCACTGGAAGGTTGCAACCAAGGATAAAAAGTTGCAACCGCAACCGGAAAAAGTTGCAACCTTGCAACCCAAGAAAAAGTTAAAAGATAAGCTGCTGGAATCGGTCAATGGCAATGAAGAACTGACTGAGAAGAGGCGGCTTTTTTGCTTGTATTACGCCACTTCATACAATGCACTCCAGTCGTACCTGAAAGCGTATAAATGTGATAAAGAGACGGCTATGGCGAGCGGCTCCAGATTGTTAAGAAATGTTAAGGTCCAGGCGGAAGTTAAACGGCTGCGTCAAATCATGCAGCACCATCTGGACGTCGGCGTTTCCGACCTGGTGCAGTACTGCCTGAAGGTCGTCGGGGCAGACCTGGGCGACTATGTCACTTTTAACGGCTTTAACGTCAAGCTGGCGGATAGTAAAACCGTCGACACGTCCGTTGTGTCCGAGATCAAGCAGGGGAAAGACGGCATCAGCATCAAAATGGAAGACAAGAAGTGGGCCTGGGAGATGCTGGCCAAGTACCTGGGCTTCGATGCCATGGAAGAACTCAAGAAAGAAAAACTCAAGGCCGAGGTGGCCGAATTGCGCACGGATAACGATGAGGAGGATATTACTTTTGAATTCGCACGAGAACCGAAAACGGAAACGAAAAGTTAATATTGCCAATCTGATTGCCCCATCGTTCGATGAGGTCTTTTTTGACGTCGAACAGCACCTGCATACCTTTTATATGCTGGCGGGGGGCCGTGGCAGTGCTAAGTCATCGTTTGTAGGCGGTATCCGCATCCCCGTATCGGTAATGGAAGACCCGAATATCCATGCCGTCGTCATCCGTAAGGTCGGCAACACCATCAAGAACAGCGTCCTGCCTCAGATTGTTTGGGGGCTGGAGCAATTGGGCGTCCTGGACAAGTTCCGCGTCAAATTGTCGCCACCGGAGATTACATATAAGAAGACGGGGCAGAAAATCCTTTTCTTCGGGCTGGATGACCCGGCAAAAGTCAAATCCATCAAACTGCCATTTGGATATGTCGGCATCGTGTGGTTCGAAGAATTGGACCAGTTCAGCGGCATGGAAGAGATTCGTAACGTGCTGCAGTCTCTCCTGCGCGGTGGCCCGTCCTATCAAGTATTCGGAACGTATAACCCGCCGAAGAGCCGGAACAACTGGGTCAATGAGGAAATCCTTGTAGATGATCCAGACCGGCTGGTCCATCACTCGACCTATTTGACCGTGCCAGAAGACTGGCTGGGGCCGCAGTTCCTGGCTGAAGCGGAAAAGCTCAAAGCAAAGAATGAACGGGCTTACCGTCACGAGTATCTTGGTGAAGTCACGGGCACTGGCGGCGCTGTCTTTGAGAACGTGGAAGATATGGCCATGAGCAATGAACTGGTCGGAAATTTTGACCGGTTGTACTACGGCCTGGACTTCGGCTTTTCTATTGACCCGCTGGCCTTCGTATCGATGCACTACGATGCGAAAAAAGAAGATCTATACATCTTCGATGAAATCTATCAGCAGAAGCTGACCAATAGCCGGGCCGCCGAACTGATACAGCAGAAGGCCGGCTCCGGGCGCATCATCGCCGATTCAGCCGAACCAAAGTCGATACAGGAAATGCGGAACATGGGCCTTCATGTAGGCGGAGCAAAAAAAAGCCGCGACAGCGTAGAGCACGGTATCAAGTGGCTCCAGGACCGGTCCCATATCTACATCGATAAGAGGCGCTGCCCCAATACCTATCGGGAGTTCGTGACGTATGAGTACGAGCGGAACCGGCAGGGGCAGTTCATCAGCGCCTACCCGGATAAAAACAATCACGCACTGGATGCTACGCGGTACGCCATGGATGACGTCATGCGCCGTTCGGCCATTCCAGGACTGCGGAAAGGAGATTTTGGTTTATGAGGATTCAGACGACAAAGACAGCGCTGTCCGTGCAGGACCTAGCCCAGATTTGCTTGCGGCATGACAGGTATTATAATCACTGCCTCAAGCTAAAGGGCTACTATCTAAAGGGCTACTATCTAAAGGGCTACTATGCAGGCCAGCACGACATCCTGCATAAAGAGGCGCGGAATAATGGAGCTCCGAATAACAAGGTCGTGGCCAATTTCTGCAAATATATCTCAGATATGGATACGGGCTTCTTCATCGGCAAACCGGTCGCCTATGCCTCCTTTACCGGAAATGGGGACGAAGTTCAGGCACTCCAGGACGTCTTTAAATACAATGACGAGGCCGCCCACAACATGGAACTGGCCGAAGAAGCCAGTATTACCGGCGACGGTTACGAACTGCTGTATATGGATGCCGACGCGAACATCCGATTCCGCCGCATCCCGTCCGAGGAGGTCATCTTGGTCTGCGACGCCTCGCTGGAAGAGAATGTCATGCTGGGCATCCGGCACTACCGGGTATACGACTTGGCCGGTACGACCTATCAGGAGTACGTTGACGTCTACGATGACCGCACGGTGACGAATTACTCGTATGATTCGGGGACGCTCCGTCTGATCAGCGCGCCGCAGCCGCATTTCTTCAGTGGGGTGCCCATCGTCGAATATGCGAACAACCAGCTTCATCAAGGCGACTTCGAAGGCGTCATCACACAGATTGACGCATACAATCTGGCTCAGAGCTGTACCATGGACGACATGGAAGACTTCACGGACGCGTACCTATGCCTGGCCGGGATGGGCGGGACTACAGGGGAAGACGTCCAGGAGATGCGGCGCAATAAAGTGCTGCTCCTGGACAACACGGGCGACGCCAAATGGCTCATCAAAAACCTGAACGACACGTATATCGAGAACATGAAGAGCCGCCTGGAAAAGGACATCCACAAGTTTTCGAGTGTGCCGGACATGAGCGATGAGGCCTTTTCTGGCAATGCGTCGGGCGTGGCCATCAAGTACAAACTGATTGGCATGGAACAGATTCGCAGCCGGAAAGAGGTCGCCTTCCGAAAAGGTCTGCAGCGGCGCATTGAACTGATTGCCGATATGCTGCGGACCAAAAGCGCGGCCGATATTGACTTTCGGGACATTGAGATTACCTTCACGGCCAACATCCCGGCCGACATCAAAGAACAGGCCGATATTGTTAAAGAGCTGTATGGCCTTGTGTCGCAGAAACGGCTGCTGTCCTTGTTGCCCTTCATCGCAGATCCAGCCGCAGAAATGGATGAGCTCAAGCATGAAGAGGCGGACCGGCAGGATGCCTATGGGAGTGATGTAACGAATGACGAACGAGGAGTACTGGGCCCGCCGGATGACGGAGCTGGAGGAACAGTGGAATAGGAAAAGCCGCCAGGAGCTGGAAGCCGAATTGGCTGCTTATTACCGCCAGGCGCTGGCTCATATCCAGAAGGATATAGATGCCCTGTACGCCCGTTTTGCCCAGGACAACGGCTTGACCTACGTCGAGGCGTCACAGCTTTTACAGGGGAGCGAATACCGCATCTGGCGTATGGACATCGAGGACTACCTCAAGCAGTATAAGGATACTGGCGACAAGGCCATCCTCCAGGAGCTGAACATATTGGCCATGTGCAGCCGCATCACCCGGCTGGACAAGCTATACACGGAAACCTTGGTCCACCTGGCTGACTTAACGAAAAAGGCCGAGGACGCCGTCGACAGGTATTTCCCGACGGTTTACCAAGATTTCTACTATCACAGTCTATACGACATAGGCCAGAAAATAGGCCTGAGGGCCGCTGTAACGGCCGTTGATGATAAACAAGTGTTATCTATCCTAAAGACACCTTGGAGCGGTAAGAACTACAGCCAGCGCATTTGGAAGGATAATGCCCAGCTCGGCAAGACCATCAAGGACGTCGTTGCCCAGGCCACACACCGTGGGACGGATATAGAAACCTTGTCACGGCTGGTATCACGCCGGATGGACGTCGGTGTGAGCAATGCCCGCCGTCTGGTCCGGACGGAGCTGAACTTTACCGAGAACCGGGCCGCCTTCGACAGCATCAAGGAAGCGGGAATGAAGTATTACCGCTTCTCGGCGACGCTGGACCGGCGGACATCGGCAACCTGCCGGGACCACGATGGACATGTTTATCCCATCGATGAATACCAGCCAGGTAGTACAGCCCCGCCGCTTCATCCGAACTGCCGTTCTACCATTGCGGGAAGCCTGTACGGGCCGGATAGAAAGAAGACGGGGACACGCATTGCCAGAAATGACAAGGGAAAGACATATTATGTGCCGGCTGACATGAATTATAAAGAGTGGGAAAACGTATATGTCCGTAAGAGCATGACAATTAGAGAGTGGAATATTGCCCATAAAAATAGTATAATGGAATCAACAATAGGCTCTGAATATTACAAGTATATTATTGCCGAAGCAGAGGGGATGAATATTGCTTATAATGCAGTCCGCCCATGGAAACAACAACCAGATGATGATACTATCATAGCAAGGCTAGGCGGCGGCGATGAGACTGCTGGTTCGTGCTCGTCTTTGGCTTTTGCATATGCAGGCAATATTAACGGACTTGATGTTATAGACTTTAGGGGCGGAGCCAGCCAACAGCTATTTGCCATGTGTAGTAACATAAAGAAAATGTGTTCCTTAGAAGGCGTCAAAGCGACAGTTACACGCGTGAAGAAAGAAATAGACGGGACAATAAGGTTGCTAGAAACCATTCCTCAAGGGAAAAAATATTATATGGCAACTGGGAAGCATGCTGCTGTTATTCGAAATACAGGCGAGAAGCTACAATATCTTGAATTGCAATCGAACTTTGCTTCATACCCCAATGGATGGCACGATTTTGATATTTACGGAACAACCTATGATACATTGAAAAAACGATTTGGGTGCCGTAAAACCGTTGGTGGGGATGTTATACTCATTGATATAGAATCGTTGCGAGATAGCCTTGAGTTTCAAGATGTTTTAGGATACATTAATACGGAAGAAGCTCAACAAATGAAGGGAGGAAGCGGCCATGTCAAATAGTGTATGGTACAAAAACGAACGTGATGACAAGATTTGGTGGAAAGAAACCGAAGCTGTTGGGGAATGGATATTCAGCTTTAACAAGAAAAAAGAATATAATTTGTTTCGGGATTATCCACAAAAACTTACCACAGAAGAAAAAGAAATTTTTGACCATGAAAACCCACATTGGAAAAAGTTTTTTACAGACCGACAAGGGAAGTCTGCTTAATTCACATCTTCACTTAAAGCATCGAGCTCAGAAAAGGCGAGGTGCTTTTTTATGCCCAGGGCAGGAGGTCACCATGCATTTAGACTGGTACAACAAGGCTCCACGAAAGACGGGGCCGCCTAAACAAGTTTATATTTTCAACGTCTGAGTGATCAGGCGCTTTTTTTATGCCAATTTTAGGAGGGATACACATGGCAGACGAATTCAAGTTCGACCTGCAGCGGTTCGCCGACGGCGGCACCGAAGGTGGTGCAGACGATACGACGGGCGGCACCGAAGGCGATAAGGGCGGGAAAGGCACCCCGGACGCCCCGGAAACCAAGACCAAAGAAGAGCAGGAAGCGGATGTACAAAAACGGATTGATGATGCAGTGAACCAGGCTAAGGCCCGCTGGGAGAAGGAATACCAGAAGAAAGCTGACAAGGCCAAGAAGGAAGCCGAACGGCTGTCCAAATTGTCTGAAACAGAGCGGGCCAAGGAAGAGCAGGAAGCCATCAAGAAAGAATTGGAAGCCAAGGAAAAAGAACTGAATCGGAAAGAATTGAAGCTCGAAATGGTGAAGGTCCTGTCCGACCGCAAGATTCCTGTTGAATTTATGGACTACCTCATCGCCGACGACAACGAATCGACGATGGACCGCATCAAGACTTTTGATAAGCAGTTCAAGAAGGCCGTTGAAGCGGCCGTCAATGAAAAGCTGAAAGGCAAGGCCCCGAAAGCCGGCGGCACCGGTGTTGGCGGCAACGGTGGTGGCAGTGCCAAGAACAGCTTCTTTGAAGCCATTTACAAGAATCAGGCCAAACGATAAGAGGAGGAATACAATATGGCAGACGAATTATTTTTGAAAGACAATTTGAGCGGCTTCGTGCCGACCCCGATTGCATCCGACATCATTGCGGACGTCGTCCGCGGTTCTAGTGTCATGCGACTGTCCACGGTCCAGCCGATGGAATCGGAAACGAAGAAATTTCCGGTCATGGTCTCCGGCCCTGGCGCATACTGGGTCGGTGAAACGGAACGGATTCAGACATCCGTTGCCAAATGGATTTTCCCGGAACTGGTCGCCAAGAAAATCGGCGTCATCATTCCGGTCAGCCGTGAAAAACTGGAAGATACGACCATCGACGTCTTCTCGGCCATCAAGCCCTATGTAGCCGAAGCCTTTTATAAGGCCATCGACGCAGCCTGCTTGTTCGGTACGAACAGCCCGTTTGCAAAAAATATCTTAGGGGTAGCGACTGCCGGCAAACAGACCGTTGCCGAAGGCACGAATAAATCGTTAGACCTCGACATTTCCGACACGATGGCCTCGGTTGAAGCCCAGGGCTTGGACGTTGACGGCTTCGTTGCCGGTTATGATCTGAAAAACTCCCTGCGCAAACTGCGTGATGCCAACGGCAACCAGCTCTATGTACAGGATGTGGACCAGTCCACGCTGTACGCTCAGCCAATTGAGTTTTGCCGCAACGGTGCCTGGGATGCCACGAAGGCCCGCGCCATCGCCGGCAACTGGAAATACTCGCTCATCGGCTTACGCGACCAGATTCAGTATGAAACGCTCCGTGAAGCTACTCTGTCGACGGTTACCATGGCAGATGACAAGCCGCTGTCCCTGGCAGAAAACGACATGGTTGCCATCAAAGCCACCATGCGCCTCGGATTCCTGCCGGTCAAGGAAACGGCTTTTGCGGTCCTGACTCCGAAAGCCACCACGACCAGACGCTTAGCCCAGAAATTCGTCTATGACGTCCTGGACTACTGCAACCGGGAAGATTTCCCCAAGGCCCTGGTCTTTACGGCCGAGGATATGGTGACGCGCTGGCTGGAGGATGCCGAAGACGGCGGCCGGGCTCCCTTGAAGAGCTTGACCCAGAACGACACGACGTATCAATTCGCAGTGTCGGAAGTATCCTCGACGGGGGACCCCAGGGAAGAAGATTTCGACCGTCTCAAACCTAAATTGAACCTGTATCGGCGCCCGAAGAGTCTCTAGGAGGTGGTCCTATCAGCTGGAAACGATGCAAGCGCCTGCTCAACAAATACCTGTATGCCGACCGCGTCACCGTGTACCGGCAGCAGGCTGTGAAAGACGACGACGGAGCCGATGATTATGCCATGCAGGTTGTCTACCAGGACCTCCCGTGCCATCTGACGCAATACGGCAAAGAGCTGCAGAGCGGGCAGAATCCGCGGGAGTTCTTCACAAAGACGGACCTGCGCATCTGCCTGGATCCGGAATACGACATTTTGCCGAACGATGTCCTAGTCATCGTGCATGTCGGCCAAACCTTTACGCTCAATGCAGCGAAGGCTTTCAAGTATCCGGACCATCAGGAAATCAGCGTCCGAAGAGAGGATGAGGCGTAATGGCTATGCTCTTTGATGATGGGTTCTCGGCCTTTGATGACCGCCTGGCGGCCATTGAAGAAAAGGGAGCCTCGAAAATGGACAAATTCGTTGCCCAGGAAGCGGAGGTTATCATTGGGAAAATCAAGGATAACACGCCGACCCGGACGGGCCGTCTCAAGAACGGCTGGAAACATTCCCGGGCCATACAGGGGAAGACAACGATTTACAACAACGTCAAATATGCCGCCCACGTCGAGTATGGCCATCGACAGACGCCGGGGCGGTATGTACCGGCCATCGGGAAGCGGCTGAAGAAAGATTTCGTCCCTGGCAAGAAGATGATGCATAAAGGGATGATGGAGGCCGGGCAGACCTTCGAGGCAGATTCTGAGGCCATCTTCAAGGCGGTGTTGGACGAATGATGACGCTCCGCGATATAAAAGCGGCCATCGTGGCCGTACTCAATCAAAACTTCAAAGATTATAAGGTGCATTTCGATAATGTCGAGAAATCGGATGCACCTTATTTTTATGTCGAGTTCATGCCGACGGCCACGACCGTGGACGACCTGTTCAGCGACCGGCTGATTCAGGTGGACATTACCTATATCCACCCGAAAGACGCAATGGGACGCGTGAGCCGCACGGCTGTCTTCGAGGTAGCCGATACCCTGGACAAAGTTTTCCGCCCTGTCCTGGCCGTCAAGGACCGGCATATTACGATTCTCGACGCAGAGATGACCATTGTCGATGACATCCTGCATTACATTTTCAATCTTGATTTCCGTGACAACTTCGAGGATGCCGGCCGCATCCAGTATGAACTGGCCCAGCATCTGGAACTGGAAATCAACAAGCTCAATCAAACGGAAGGGGAATAGCATATGGCAAATGAACAGGAATTGTTCGGCATGCCGCAGATTATCATCAATTTCCGTACCAAGGGGACGACGGCTATCAAGCGCAGTGCCCGCGGTATTGTAGCGATGATCCTGCACAACGAAACCAAAGATGAAATCCATAATTACACTATCCGCGACGTTTCCGACATTCCGGATACAGGCCTTACCGATGAAAACGTGGACCTGATCAAGAAATGCCTGCTCGGTACGCCGCTCCGCATCCTGGTCTACACGCTGCCGAATACTAATGTCGATGGTGCTGTGAAGGACCAGACCGATGTCCTCAAGATGCTGGCAAACATCAAATGGAATTGGCTCTGCGCTCCGACTGCCACGACGCAGGAACAGAATGACCTGGCGTCTTGGATTAAGACACAGCGCAGCAACAAGCATAAAACTTTCAAGGCCGTATTGTCCGACCAGGCCGCAGACCATGAAGGGATTGTCAATTTCTGCACGAACGATATCAAGGTAAAGACTGATACCGACAGTTTTGGCAATCCCGTCTATACGACGTATACAGCGGTACAGTATACGGCCCGTATTGCCGGTATTTTAGCTGGCCTGGCTCTGGATCGCAGTGCCACGTACTTCAAGTTGACCGAAGTCGAAAGCGTCGAAGTCTATGAAGACATCGATACGCTGATTGATAAAGGCGAACTGCTCCTGATTGATGAACAGGACGGCGATGGCGTCAAAATTGCCCGTGCATGCAATTCCCTTACGACCTTCACGACGGACAAAGGCGAAGAGTTCCGGAAAATCAAGATCATCGAAGGCATCGACATGGTCACCGACGACATCCGCGATACCTTCAAGAAGTATTACGTAGGCAAGGTCATCAACGACTACAACCACAAAATGCTCTTCATTTCGGGCATCCTGGTCTATTTCTCGGAAATCAAGGGCAATGTGCTGGATGCCGATGCGCCTAACACGGTCGACATCAACACGACCTGGCAGAGCAATTACGCCAAACTCCATGGTGATGACCCGACGACCATGTCGGTCATGGAAATCCGTCAATATAATACCGGCGATACGCTGGCCCTGGTCGGTGACATCCGCTTCGTGGATGCCATGGAAAACTTGAAGATTGATTTCACGCTGTAAGGAGGCCTGACAAATGGCAAGAAGCGAATATGACGTAAAATATCGCGGCAACCGGCGCTGGAACGGCTCCCACGGGAAATTATGGTGGGAAGGCGAGCTCATCTTTGAAATTGAATCGTTCGAAGTCGACGTCGAACCGAACCGTGAAGATGTGCTTATCGGGAACAGTGTAGACAGTAAGATCGTATCCCTCAAAGGGACGGGAACGCTCAAAATCAAGAGCGTCATCAACCGGAATCTGAATAAATACTTGGAAGACTGGAAGAGCGGTCATGACCCGCGCACGACGCTGGTCGGCCTGGTCGAAGACCCGGATATGATTGACGCTCAGAAAGAACGCATCACGCTTGATAACGTTTGGTTCAACAAGTTGTCGCTCATGAATTTTGAAAAAGGGAAAGTCATCGAAAAAGAATACCCCTTCGGCTTCACGCCGGAAGACGCTGCATTTACGGAAACCGTTGAATAGGAGGAGACCATACCA